GGAGCAAAAACTGGTAAATGAGTGGATATCGGAGTTTAAGAGTAAAGTAGGATATTTACAAGGATTTTTAGAGGTGGATGGTAAAATGCTATCTATTGAGCAGTATTTAAGATTAAAACAGAGAGAGTATGAAAGTTTGTAAGAGGTGCGAAAAAGAGAAACGGATATGGGCAAGAGGTTTATGTAAGTCTTGTGATATTGCTACTAATCCCCAAAAGTATATGATTGAGCGTAAAAAAGTAGAGAAAAAGAAAACTGAAAGCGTAACCCAGTTAAAAAAGAAGTTAGATGCTATTTTTAGCCTCTACATACGACAAAAATATGCAGATGATAATGGTAACGTGGAATGTTATACTTGTGGTGTTGTGAAGCCTATAAAGTCAATGCAGAATGGACACTTTTGGAGTAGGTCGCATTTATCGGTAAGGTGGGATGAAGATAACTGTAGATGCCAATGTGCAGGATGCAATGTTTTTAAACACGGTAATTACATTGTATATACAACAAAACTATTAAACGAAATAGGTCAAGAGGAATTTGACCGATTAGAGCAAAAGAAAAACACACCATTTAGCCCATCAAAAGAATGGTTAATTAAACAAATTGAATTTTATACTTTAAATACAAAGTAATGAAAGACGTAATACAAAAAATAAAGTTAGCCATCGCAGAAGCTAATAAAACGCAGTCAATAGCCCAGTTAATTGATTTAAACCTAAAACTTGCTGGATACCTTGCTTACCTTGTAGAAGTACAAACGGCAGCACACAAGGGCTATAATGATGCCTACGCTTTACGCAAACAAGAATACGCAAATAGGGTAATAAACGGGGATGGTAGTATGGGCGATAGGCAAATGAGAGCCGAACTGGAAATAAAAGAATTTAGAGAAACCGAAAATAGATTCGATGAAAGGTACACCGAGTTAAAAAACTACTCCTTTGCTACAAGTGGGTTTATAGATGTATTAACTCAAAAGATAGCTTATTTACGCAAGGAGCAGGAAATTACCCGACAAAATACATAGTTATGAAAAGAAAAGAAAAAATGTTTGTTGTTAAAATAATAACAACAAACAAAGAAAAAGAATGGCATTATTTACCCAATAGTGAAATATTAATACCAGTATTAGCCACTACAAGCAATAATGCAAGGATAAAGGTAGAAAATAGATATTGGGGTTCAGAATATCCTAATTATGAGTTTGTAGAAATACAACAATGTGATTATTTTTTATTTAATCCTATTATTTAGAATGATTATAAATTGCAAATAGTTCTTGACAGAATAGAAATAGGTTGTATATTTGAATATGCAAACGGGGAAAGCAGTAAGAACCCAATCAAAAAACTCGCAAAATGAAAAGATTTAATTTTAAGGCACAACTAAAAGGAATGAATTTAGAGGAATTAAATTCACTTAAAGAAACACATTTGGATTGGATGTTAAATTTCTTAGCTATTCCAACTACAAAAGCAGAAAAAGAAGCCGATACACAACACAGATATATTGGTTACATAGACCAGGCAATAAGTAAAATTAAATAACTTTTGCGAGTAGCCGAAACTTCGGGAGTAGGCTATCGCATTTAAACAAAACAAAAAATGGAAATAATAAAAGTAAGAGTAACAAAAGCCCCGAAACCATAGCACTCGAAAAGAGAAAAGCAGAGTTGCAAGCAGAACTAACCGAAATTAAAAACAAACTAAATAAATAAGATGAAAACAGAACTAATAGAGAAACTAAAAGCCATCCCACAAATTAAAGAGGGCGATGATAGATTAAGGCTAGGAGTATTAAGACAACCGCCATTAGTAGCGTGTAGACTTATCTCAGAAGATTTATTTCAAGAAGCCATCGCCTTACTCGAAAAGCCAAGCGAAAACACAGATAATTTAGATATGTATAAAAAATACAAAGACGCATATCCGAATAAATCAGATGCTTTAATTATTGAGGCATTAGGTAACGAGTTAAAGCAAAAGGTAGAAACTATCCATAATTTACTTGAAAAGCCAAGAGTTAGTGCAGAGGAGTGTTATAACAAGGTTATTAAATCACTACCACAGGATTTATCAGCACAAGAAGAAGCGTTATTGATAGCAGGTATTGAAGAAGCATTCAAATATATGCACGACTACGCAGGGCATAGTGATGCGACCAAAGAGCGACTAATTAACTTTCACATCGAAGTGATGAAGTTAGGATTAATAAATGAGGGTAGTAAAAAATGGTCAGAAAGTTACGAGCCGTTTGTTAGAAAACAAGCATCTGATTATTACGACCAAGCATTCCTAAACAGAGAGGAGAAACAGAAATGAGAAACTTAATTAGTAGAATTACAATGGTAGAAGATGGTAATGCACCATTTCAAGATATAGTTAGTGGAGATATGATTAGATATTGGGTGGATATATTTGGAGTGCAGTATATGGCAAACAATAGGTTTGGTTTTAGGGTTAGGGTTAGAAGATACTAAAACAACGAGATTAAATAATACCGATAGGGTATAAAATATAATAATCAATTAAAATAAATCCCGTAAGGGTATAACTAAATCCTCTCGATAATAGGGTAATCGTTAATAAATTATATAACCTTTAAACAACAAACAAAATGGAAAAACAAACAGCATTAGACTTTTTATTAACAGAATTAGATATAGCAAAATTAATAAGTAGGGAAAGATTAACAATGGCAGCAGAGGTTGTAAGACAAGCCAAAGAAATGGAGAAGCAACAGATAATGGATGCTTTTGATGAATGCGGTAATTACCAAGATAATTATTCAGATTCTGAACATTATTATAGAAGCACTTTTAACAGAGAGGAGAAATAACAATGAAATACATAAGGATAGTTTCAGAAATAATTATGATAATTATTGTATTACCTTTTGTTTTATGTGTTTTAGTATATGATTACTTTTTTAAATGTAAACATAAACAAATAGAAGAGTATGGAGATTATTATTATTGTTGTGTTAAATGTGGCAAAGAAATGTCATCAGAACAATATCAAAAACAATTTAACAGAGAGGAGAAATAGAGATGAACGCAGAAGAAACAAAGAAAGCAGCCGATGAACTGGTAGAGAGTTATTGGACAGAAGTAGAAGAAATTGTCAATGATGAGTGTATTAAGATGACTTTTAATATGGCAGTTCAATGTGCCATCGCATCAACGGAGAACACTATAAATGTGTTGAGGAAAATAAGCAATGAAATGTATGAAGATAGTGGTTATACACAAAATATGGTAAATCCATTCATCAACCAACAAGCCAAACTTTTAAACGAATTAAAGACAAGATTATGAAAAATAGGCGCAACTTATGTAAAATGGGTGCAATACTCCTACTATTCGCTTCGTGCAGAACTGGAGCAATAACAACAACCGAAAAAGGTAAATGCGTAAACATAGATGAAAAATGGGCATACTTTGAAATTTACTATAATTGCAAACGACCATATCCCTGCGTAAAGACTGCCTATGCAAGAAACAACGGTAAATACCAGTTAGGTAAAATGTACCGATTAACACAAGTAATGAAATGATAAGCTACTGGGAATGTAAACTAAAAGTCAATGGACAACCTAAAAGCATTGAGATAGTAGGAGAAAATCCTACCTTTGAGAAATACGAGAATAGGATAAAAAGAAACTTTAGCCCAAAGGATAAGATAGAGTTCATCGCTTTTGTGCTTAAGGTGGAGAAATTAGGACTGATTAGAAATAACGATATATTATGAATAGAAAGCAAACATTAGAATGGCTTAAAATAAAGCGATATAACAAAGCATATCTAATTTTGATACAATGGTATGAAAGTAAACTTAAACAAGCAAGAGAACGCTTAAAATAGCCTTATTGATTAAATAAAAGTAATTATGTACCTTTGTGCTTGATAATATCAATAAAAATCAATGGCTTTCAAGAAAGGACAAAGTGGAAACATCAAAGGCAAACCTAAAGGTATTAAGTCTGAAAAGACATTAATACTAGAAACCTTTTGTGAGGACATCATAGAGGGTGGTATAGGTCGTTTTAACGAAGCTATGGAAACATTAGCAGAGAAAAACCCGACTAAATACATTGATGCTTATTTAGCATTATTGGAATATGTTAAGCCAAAACTAGCAAGGCAGGATGTAAATTTAGATGCAAAAGGGGAATTATCTATTAAGTGGATAGAAGAAAGAACATACGAAAACCCAAAAGAGTAGTAAAATATTCTAAACGTATCCGACAAAACAAGTGAAATTAACTAAAAAGCAAACAATAGCATTAGACTACCTAGAGAATGAAACTACTAGGCAAATAATTTTCGGTGGTGGTGCTGGAAGTGCTAAATCGTTTCTCGGTTGTTACTGGGTATTAAAGAACTGCCTACGTTACCCTAAAACTAGATGGTTAATAGGTAGAGCAGTATTAAAGACTTTAAAAGACACTACGTTAAACTCATTTTTTGATGTATGTACGCATCAGGGGATAAAAGCAGGGGAACACTACACTTATAATGCACAAAGTAATATAATCACGTTTTACAATAAGTCAGTTATTCTATTAAAAGATTTAGAGCAATACCCATCAGACCCTAATTTTGATGAGTTAGGCTCATTGGAAATTTCTGGAGCATTTGTAGATGAGTGTAATCAGATTTCAGAGAAAGCGTGGAATATTGTAAGGTCAAGGATAAGGTATAGACTTGATGAGCATAACCTAATACCAAAGATGCTAGGTACTTGTAACCCTGACAAGGGATTTATATATCAAGAATTTTATAAGCCAAATAAAGAGGGTACATTAAGCAAAGAAAAGGCATTTATTCAGGCATTAGTAACCGATAACCCATTTATAAGCCAGTACTACATTGAGAACTTACAGAGTTTAGATAGAATAAGCAAAGAGCGTTTATTATTTGGTAACTGGGAATATAACAATAATGATTTAGCATTAATCGAATATGATGCAATTTCAGACATTTATACAAACGACCACGTTCAAGATGGTAAAATATACATAACTGCCGATATAGCACGATACGGAGCAGATAGAACGGTAATAGGGATATGGAATGGTTATAGGTGCGAGGAGGTTATAGTTAAGAGCAAGTTAAACGTAAAAGAAGTATCGGAATTGATTAAGAGCCTATCGTTAAAGCATAATGTACCTATGAGTTCAATAGTAGTGGATTCTGATGGTGTTGGGGGTGGTGTTGCTGATATACTTAATTGCAAAAACTTCATTAATAATGCAAGGGCAATAAAGGGTAATTATGTAAACTTAAAATCAGAGTGTTATTACCTTTTATCAGAAAAGATAAACGATAGAGGAATGTATGTACAATGCAACGATGTTAATATTAAAAAATCATTGAGCGAGGAATTAGAATACGTTTGGAGGCACAATGCTGACAAAGATGGTAAACTTGCTATTATGCCAAAGGATAAAGTTAAAGAGAAATTAGGTCGTTCTCCAGACATAAGTGATATGCTTATGATGAGGATGTATTTTGAGTTGAGAAACTTTGAATTTGCAGTAAGATAACGTATATTTGTATATGGATAGAGTGGAGTAATTAACCACTTGATAAGTAGAAGCGTTTACTATTTCCATATACTTACTTTAAACGCATCACATTAAACGCAAATAAAATGCAAGAAATTTGGGCAATCGTTAAAGATAATACTAACTATGAGGTTAGTAATTATGGTAAAGTTCGCAATTTGAGAACTAATTATATTTTAAAGCCAATGGTAACTAAAAAAGGTTATCATAGAGTAGATTTAGGATATAAAACTTATTCAGTACATAGGTTAGTATCACAAGCATTTATAGAAAATCATAATAATAAACCACAAGTAAATCATATAGATTGCGATAAAAGTAATAATAGAGTAGATAATTTAGAGTGGTGTACTAATGGAGAAAATCAGATACACGCTATTAATAACAACCTAAAAATAATCTATAATGGGGTTAATGTTGTAAATCATAAAATAAACGATAGTATAGCTATAAACATATTTAATTCAGATAAACCACAAAGAGTTATCGCTAAAGAGTTTAATATATCCCAAAGGTTAGTATTAAATATTAAAAAGAAACGTGCTTGGATTCATATACATAGTGTATAGGTAGTTTGTTTATTGCTAATAATTTTAGTATTTTTGCTTAAATTGTTATCAATCATATGGGTTTACTCAACAGAACAAAAGCAGCATTTCAGGCTTTTACAAATAGCGACAATGTTACTAATAATCTATACAAGGCTGTATATTCATTCTTCAATGGGCAGTTTTACACGCTAACACAGAATAAAGAAAGCTATGTAAAAGAGGGCTATCAGAAAAATATTTCTGCATATTCAGCGATTAAGCTAATTTCAGGAAAGGCAGCAAACGCAAGGTTTTACGCTTATGAGTGGCAAGGGGACAAACGAGTAGAGTTAGATAAGAGCCATCCAGCTAATCAGTTATTAAGAAAGCCCAACGAAATGGAACGACAACAACAATTTGTAGAGGGTTCTGCAAGTTGGTTAAGCATCACTGGGGATTTATACCTTTATCGAATTAAGTTTCAAACTGGAGCAAACAAAGGGCAAACTGCAAGGGTTTACGCTTTACCTAGTCAATATGTACAGATTATCGGAGGTGGGCAATTTGAGCCTATTAAGGGTTACAAGTTAATCATAGGTAATCAAGAGGTTACATTCGCACCAGAAGAAATTATCCACGTTAAATATTTTAATCCTAATTGGGATATTTCAGGTAGTCAACTATATGGACAAGCACCACTACAAGCAGCACTAAACACCGTACAATCATCAAACGAGGGAACAAATGCAAAGATTAAAGCGTTCTTAAATGGTGGTGTATCAGGGCTTATTTCAAGTGCTGATAAGGATATGACTATGAGCGTTGAGCAATTAGACCACCTAAACGAGAAGATAGCACAAAAGAGTACTGGAACTAATAACTCACATAGAATAACTGCTACTAATGGACTTGTAAACTATCAACAAATAGGATTAAGCCCAGCAGATTTAGAGGTGTTAAAATCAATAGAGTTTGATGAGCAAATGATTGCAAAGGCGTTCGGTATTGACCCTATTTTATTTAGTTTAGATTCAGCATCGTATAACAACAAAAAAGAAGCGAGTAAATCATTAGTTAATAATGTAATTACTCCGATGTTGAACTTATTAGCAGATGCTTACACCGATATTATCGAAGACCCTCGTATTTATGTAGGTTATGATATTTCTCACTTCGAGGAAATGCAACAGAATTTAAAAGAAACTGTTGATGCTTTAGATAAAGCTTGGTGGATTACTCCTAATCAGAAGTTAGCACAAATGGGACGTGAGGTAAGCACCGATGCGTTAATGGATAAAGTATATATACCGACAAGTTATGTGCCGTTAGATGAAGTTTCTGTGCCAATGGATGCAAACCTAAAGAACTTCGACTATACTAATGACTAAAGAAGAAAAAATAACAAAAGAGTGGGAGGCGTTTAGACTTCGATTATATCTATTGGGGTATGCTAAATTTTCAAAAGCGTTAAAGAAACAGATAGATCCGATACTTGCATCGTTAGAGGGAACTCAACAGATAGTTCTAATTAATGCGATGAGTACTGAGTTAATCACTACGCTACCGATTCAACAAGCATTTAACGAGTTTATTTCTATTGTAGGCGATAGGTCAGCAAAAAAGACTTATCAGTTATTTATGAGGTCTTTACCTAATAGTGCTAATATCTCTGTTGGTTTTGGTTCGGATATATTTAAAGCACAAATGCAGGAGTATCTAAACACAATCGGAGGTCAACACATTAAAGATATAACCGATACAACAAGAAAGCTAGTAAGTAAGGCATTTACCGATGGAATAGAGGCAGGGGATACGACAAGGCAGTTAAGTAAAAGAATTGAAAGCTATACACTAGGGAGTAATGGAAGTGGTTTAGAGGGTAGAATAAACGTAAAGGCACGAGCATTGATGATAAGTAAAACTGAAACATTAATGGCAAGTGAGAAAGCAAAGGACTTGCAAATAGATGAAAGCATTTACCTTTATGAAAAGAAGTGGGTAAAAGGACATCCAAAAGAGCCTAGAGAAACGCATATACAAGTATCACAAAACAAACCTATTGACAAAGATAAACCATTTATAGTAGGAGGGGTTCAAATGTATTATGCAGGGGATAGTCGAGGTGGTGCAGAAAATGTGATTAACTGCAAATGTTCAACAATCTACCTACCTAAAGAAGATGCTAAAGGGGACTTAATTAAAAAGTAATGGGCAACTATCTAAAAGTTCAGGGAGTGCAAACGGTAACAAACGCTATCAAAAGCAAGGGTAAAGCTATTGAGGATGGTGTTAAGATGAACGTGGAAAAGTATGGAGCAAAGATAGCAGCACAAGCACAAAGTAGTGCAAGTTCAATTCTTGCAACGTGGGCAAAGATAGACATACATCACAATCCTACGCAAAGTGGGTTATCTTATATTATACAAGCAGGGGATTCAGGAAGTGGAGAAATGGCAGCCTATTTTGAATTTGGAACTGGAAAAAGTTACTTACAAATGCAAGGTAGTTACACACCTGAAATGAAACGTATAGCACAAAGCTATTACAAGGATGGTAAAGGAACTATTAAGGCACACCCATATTTATTCCCTGCATATTACAAGTATCGAAAAGAGTTTATTCAGTCAATAAAGGCATTAGTTAAAAAAGTTGTTTAATATTGCTAAAATTTTTAGTATTTTTGTGTAATGAAAGATTGCATAGCTATATTACAAGAGAAGTATTTTGAAGCCCTTAATGGGGTTTTATCTTATAATGGGGTAACTATACCAGTGTACGATAGTTCTTCAATCCCTGCTGATGCAGTGCAACCCTATGTGCTTTTATCCGATGTATTTGCTACGGAATTAGGCGAAGGTAGTAAATCAAGCTACGGACAAGAGGTAATATTTGAGTGCAGAGTAGTAACGAAGTACTTAAATGCTTTTGGAGGTAAAAAACAAGCGAGTAATATATCAGACCAAATAATCCAAAGAATACGAACACGACAAGCAGGATATTTAGACTTATCGCCTGATTTTTATATGATAAAATCGGAGTTAGAAAGTACAAATAGTTTCGAGGAGTTGGTAAGCGATGGAATTTTAATAAACAGAATAATAAGATTTAATCACACAATACAAGAAGTTTAACAATTTAAAATAAAAAGAAATGGTATTTAATGGCGATTTAATGGTAGTAAAAGTTGGTTCAGTTGTAGTAGCGGAATTAACAAATTGCGAATTAACAGCATCTACTAATATGTTCGAGATTACGAGCAAAGAGAGTGGTGGTAAAAAAGAAATTTTAGCAGGTAACTCTGAATGGAGTGCAACGGCTGATGTAAATGTAGATTTTGTATCTTCTAATTGGGATGCTGCAGATATGTGGGCTGCTTGGGATGCAAAAACTGCATTATCAATCACAATCACAAACGGAGTAACTGGAGATAAAAGTTTTGCAGGAACTGCTTATGTTGACAACGTAACTTACACTGGACCTCAAGGGGATAAAGCAAGTGGAACGGTATCATTCGCAGGAACTGGAGCATTAACAATAGCTACAATTGTGTAATGGCTGGAACAATCGAAATTAAACTTGGAAACGAAGTAAGGCAGTTAAAATTTGCAAATTACGCATTAGAGCATTATACTAAAATAACTGGGACTGATATTGGCAGTATTAAGCAGGTAGATGAGGACTACTCACAACTTGAAATGACTGCTGATATCATTCTATGTGGTTTAGTGGGATGGTGTAAGAGTAACGGCAAAGTGCTTGACTTGACAAAAGACGATATTATTAAGTTAATGGATGATGTAAGTTACACCGACCAATTAATCGTAATAAAGGAGTTTATGAATAGCGTGGTGAACTTAACAAATGAGATGCTAAAAGCATTAAAGGCGATGAGTTCGGATGGTGAAGAAGAAAAAAAAAAATAACGTGGGATGACTTGCTAGATAATGCGATTATCAATTTAGGCTTAATGCCCGATGTATTTTGGAATTTAAGATTTGTTGATTATTTAAGGTTAGTAATTCATAACGCAAAAAAGGAGGCTACGGAGTGGGATAGGTTTAGAGTAATGTATTCATTCATTTTAAATACTAACGTATCACGTCAGCACCAAAAGACACCTAATCAGTTAATGCCATTATGGACTGATAAGATAGCAGTAAGGAAAAGAAAAAGGATAACGGAGGCAGATAGAGATAGGATTTTAGAATCAATTAAAAGAAATGAAAGAGGAATTAATAGTATCGCTGACTGCTGACATAAAGGATTTATCGAATAAATTAGATAAGGCAAATACTGAAATAAATGGGTTTGCTGATAAGTCAGCAGCATCAACTAGTAAAGCAGCAAGTTCATTTAAAGGATTGGGTAGTGAGCTACAAAATTTAGTAGTAGGTTACATATCATTACAAGCAGCAACAGAGGCAGTAGGTAGAGCCTTTTCAGAAAGCATAAAATTAGATTCAGTTAAGTCTGCATTAACACAAGTTTTAGGAAGTTCGGAATTAGCAGTAGCCCAATTAGATAGGCTTTCGCAAAGTGCTGATTATTTGGGGTTAAACTTTTTAGATTTAGCGACTTCTTATAAATCATTCGCAGCAGCAGCAATATCATCAGGACAAACATTAGAAAGCACAAATAAGATATTTGATTCTGTTACTAAATCGGCAGCAGTATTAAAACTATCATCAGAAGATGTTAAGTTATCTTTAAACGCTTTAGGGCAAATGTTTTCTAAAGGTAACATACAAGCAGAGGAGTTAAGAGGTCAGTTAGGTGAAAGATTGCCGGGTGCAGTAGCTTTATTAGCTAAAGGGCTTGGAGTATCAACAAAAGAGTTAAATAAGATGTTAGAGCAAGGTCAAGTACTTGCATCTGACTTGCCTAAATTAGCTGATGAATTAGATAAAACGTATGGGGATAGTATTAATAAAAAAGTAAATACGTTACAATCATCAGTTAATGAACTTGCAAACACATTTACAAAGTCTTTAAGTAGTGGTGCAGTAGGTAATTTCTTTAAAGTTATTGTAGATGGTGCAAATAGAGCATTAACAAGTATTGAATATCTATATAAACTTTTATCGAATAAGCCAGGCACTAATATAGCAGCAGTTGGCTTTGAAGAAGATTTTAAAAAATATCAAGAGTTATCTAAAAAGGGACTTGCTAAAATAGATGTGAATGCAGACCAAAAGAAAATAGCAACACAACAAGGCGAGATAAATTCAGCATTAGAGCAAAATCTTAAATTAACTGCTGATGCTACAATATTATATGGCAATCAATCAGCACAAGTAGTTACATTAAATAAAGAGTATGGATGGTTGGTTAATCAATTAACAGAGGTTAATAAATTAATTAAAGTCAAACCACCTGAAATAACTAAAGCAACTAATAGAGGTTATAATCCTGCATTAGAAATGATGCAAGGTGCTAAAGACCAAATAGCAACTGCAAAAGAGTTATTTAACCTTTACAAAGAAAGCCCTAAATCATTAGGTTTATTAGGAGAAGAATATGTAAACAATCCATTTTTTAAAGCATTAATTGATGGAGAATTATCAAAGCAAACATTAGAGTTAAAGAGTTCTGCTGAAAAATTAGATGAAAAGTTTGGACAAGGTTCGGGTATTTATTTAGAAGACTTAACAACTATTTACGGATTAGGAGAAAAACTTAAAATACTTCAAGATGAGTTAGCGATAACACCAATAGGTACTGAAAAGTGGACTGAATTAAATACTCAAATATTAGGAGTTCAAACTACATTAGATGGTTTAAAAACAAATACGCAAGATTATAGTACTCTTACTACTGAATGGTTTAATGCTATTAGTACTGGTGCTACAAATGCGTTTGAGAGTGCTATAAATGGAACACAAACATTTGCAGAGGCATTTACACAAGTTATAAAGCAGTTAATAGCTAGATTATTAGCAGCATTAGCAGTAGCAGTAGCTTTATCTATAGCAGTATCAATAGCAACTGCAGGTACTAATATGATTGGTGGGAAAGCATATAGTTTTAAGGATATTTTTAAAATGACAAGTGGGATTAATTTAGATGGTGGAGGTGGTGCAAAACGAGTAAATACGGGAGTTAGTAATAATAATAGTGGAGGTGGCTCGGTGGATTTCGAAATTCGAGGAGATAAACTCTATGGTGTGCTACAAAATTATTCAGGTCGTTTAGATAGATTAGTATAATGACTTACAACTATAAATACAAAATGGAATGGGTTGGTTTGAAATATGCCAACTATAAATTACAACATCCATCTGCTGATACTATTTACTATCGTTTAGAGTTCTATAAAAACGAAGAAAACCCAGTAACGTATGATGTAGTTAATTTAGATGGTGCTAACAATCCATTTACTATAAACTATCGTTCTAAATCGGACTTTGTATTTGAGCCTTTTAGGTCATCAAGTGCAGAGATAAACATAAAATTAGGTAGCAATTCAGTAGTAGTACCAGAAGATTTTTATTCTATAAATAATCAATCATTTAAGGTAATATTCAAACTTATAAATGAAACAGAAGTAACTGAAACAACTTTATGGACTGGGTTTTTATTAAGTTCAGATATTCAGTATGAGTGGCAAGATGAATACTATATAAGACTAACTGCAACTGATAATTTAGGGATTTTAAAAGAGTATGTTTATACAGATACTACTCAATTTTCTATACCTATTTCACAAGATTTTTATGCAGGGTTAAGTATAAAGGATTTTGTAGTTAGATGCTTAAGTTACATAGGGCTTAACTTGGATGTTAAGTTTGCTATGAACTTTAAAGAAAGTATGGTAGCGATTAATGAAACTGGAATGTTCATTAATGAGTACGCTGCTATTGATTGGGATAAAAAATACCCTCGAACTATTGACCAACTATTAACAGATTTACTAACTTCATTAGGTTGTATCTTATATCAAGATAATAGGGATTCAACGTGGACAATTCTAAATATTAACGAATTAGCGACAAGTACAGATAATTTAGTACCTTATAGAAAATACGACTATGCAGGTACATTCATATCTAATAGTACCTATAATATTAAAACAAGAATAGCACGAGGTACAGACACGATATGGAGCGATGTAAACCAAATAGTAACATTACGCCCTCCTATTGCATCAATGCAATTAAAGTACGATTATAGACCTAAAAACCTTATCCCTAACTATGGATTCTTTCAAAAGACTGGGGATATAGCAGATATTTGGGAAACAATAAATCCACCAATAACAGACCCTTACATAGTAGTTAATCAGTTGCGTAATCCTTACGATATACAGATAATGAAATGTATATTAAACGAGAGCAAATCGGGTGCATTTACGGGTAGTAGTTATCTACAAATGGAAGTAGATATGGATAAATTTACTGCTTGTTATGATGCAAATACTGGTACTTATGTAAACTTAAGAGATAGTTTTGCTATCAATATAAAGTTTGATTATAAGATAGTTGGAGGGGTAAATGGGGATGGGTTCAATTTTACTAATGCATTTTATAGACCAACTGATGCTAAATATACTTCATTCGATAAAAATGGGGATTGGAATACTACTAATCTTTCAGGATTACAAAGTTCAAGTCCAGTAAGGATTGATGCTTATGCAGATGATTCACAATGGCAGCAATTCCAAGTATTAAGTAAATATACTGCATCGGATGGTACTGGTAGTGCATCCACTACTAATTGGTTTTTTGAACTTAAGAACTTCTTATTTTTAGTAAGACCACTACGAGTGCAAACACCATCAAGTGGAACACCTTATTTATTGATTGATAATATTCAGTTAAATATGATACCTACAAGGAATTTAACTATTAAGGGATTCTCTTATATAGCTTATTTCACTAATGGTACATTTATAAATAGCAATACTAAAACTATAAAATCTTCATTCCATACTGGGTTATTAAATAAAAATGATTCATTTACTTACGAAGATATAATATTTGTTAAGGATAATATTTTCACTCTTGATTATATAAGAGCATCAGCAAAATGGGAACGTGCTTGGGAAACATCGGTAACAGAAGAAACTAACGATAGTACACTAAATCAAAAAACGTGTGCATCTATCTTGTCATTTTATAGAACATCAGGTAGAAGATTTACTGGTAACATATATGCAGAGCAAACACCGATACCCGAAGTAATAACAACACCGATAGGATTCCCTATATATACAGAGATTGAGGGTACAAGTAATTATACTATTAATAACGACATAATGGATGCTTTTGAAATAAGAGTATTAGCAGATGGAGGGACTATTGAGGATGTTACTTGTGGGTCTGATTTCCTTGCTGAATTTAATGCTTTAGATTCTACATTCTTTAGTAATACTGCATCATTCGATTACGCTACTAATAAAACAAATATGGTTTTAGAAGAAGATTTGACGAGTGAAGTAGAGTTGATTGAATCAGGTATTGGGTTTTTTGAGATTGCACCAAGTTCACAATTTGGAGGTACTGGAAGTACAACTGGCAATACTCAAGGAACGGTAATAGATGGCTAAAAAGATAATTTTGTAAAATGCTAAAAATATTAGTATTTTTGTGTAAATAAAGGAGTATGCAGTTTAAACAAGTATCACACGAAATAAAGGCTTTAGATG